TAAAATGTTTTCAGACAGTAAATATAAAATTCTTCTGTTGTACCTCCAAACTCCATTACGTGTTCTTCGTATTCTTCTTTTGTCATTACAAACTCACGTAAGAAACCACTACGCAAGGCTTTTAAACGATCTGCTTCATCTTTTTCAAAATCCTCGATTAAACGTTTTCTTCTAGCTAAATCAACAGCATTATTTTCTAAAAGTTTTTGTATGTTTCCTTCGTATTCAGTATAGAAATCGTTGAGTTCTAACTCGGTAAGTTTTAATTGCCAGTAGTAATGGGAGAATTCATATTCACCGTTTTTTATACGGTCAATGAATTTGGCTCCACGTGGTAATGGTTGGGTTTTGGTATCAAAACGTCTCCACCACCGGAATCTATTGTACGTTAGAGGTTGTAATTTTTTTATTTCCCTATGTACTAATTTTGGATCACTAGTATCGAATAACATAACCTTTATTTTTCTTAAATATACAAAGGCTTCCTTAGGGAGCCTAGTTTTTTAAAGAGGAGTATACTTAAAATATTTAATAATAAAGGGGGTTGAATTTAGTAAATCTACTGTTTTAAAGTTTTTTGTAATTCCATTATTGATAACAACATTCATACTAGTGTTGTTTAGTTGAGATAAAAGTTTACCATCAGTAATTTTTCTTACTAGTCTTCCTCCATAATAAAATTCTAACTTATCAGGGGTCCATACCAATTTGTATTTGATAAAATGTTTTGATGGGTTTTTTAAACCCATCCAATGATATTTCCCACCAATCATTTTATTTTTAGAACTAGTAATATAATGGAGGTTAGTTTGAATATCCCAAATACCTAGGGATTTAAATGGATTAAATCTAAAATAACCAAATTTATTGTCTGAGTATCCTTCAAATATGTCTATTTCTGGGGGCCAGGAATCCCAGCTCCACATCCAAAAGGCAGGCCATTGGTTTTTTCCTTGGGGTAATTTACATTCTATTTCAAATTCTCCAAATTTGAATTTTTCAGTACATGAAATTAACCCTACTCCTATCTCAGACATTGTTTTATCAAAGTGTTTTGGATTTAATTTAGTTTCTAAATGTATATGGTTTTCAGGGGTGATTTTAATTGAGGACGCATCATACCACCATAATGGTTTTTCTGGGTGGTGTTGGCCCCATCTTTCTTGGGTGTTCCATTTAAAATTACTCCATTCTATCATATTTAATAGGTTTTTATATTATCTAAATCTCTTATTTTATTTTGTAAATCTTGTATTGCTAAACCGGATTTCCTCATAGATGCATTTGATCTTTGTACTTTTTCTATTTCTTGTTGAATTCTTAATTTTTCCTGCTCCGCATAATCTGGGTGGGTAAAAGTGGGGGTTTCTGGAGGTGTTGGTTTTGGTTCAGGGGGAGTAGGTGAAATTTTTGGTTCCCCATATATATTTAACTTAGGTTTTTTTTGTTCAAATGCTTGATTTGTTGCTATCACTAAAGCAATTGCAAGTGGATCAAACACAAATATAAGCAAAAATATAAACCAATTTGCTACAACTTGTAAACTAGCACCTGTAATTTCACTTACATATTGTACTGCACCCAATTCATTCCCTTCACTAGCTTTAGATTCCATATCTAAAATCTTAATATCTAAAGAGGTAATAGAATCATTTAATATATCTATTTTAGAGGAAAGAGTATCCCTTTTATTTTGAGCTAATGAAAGTTGGGATTCAAATGTTTTTCTATTAGGATTGTTAGCTCTAATTATTATTTGTCCTGTTTTTTTATCTACATATTGAGTTGTTGTATTTGTAGAAAGTGCATTTCTAAGCTGGGATATATCTTTATCTAGTGTGGTTTGGGATTTTGAGAGATCTATCTTAATTTCCTCGTATCGTTGTTTTTTAATTTCAATATTTTGGATTTGTTTTCCCCCAATTTCCATTTTCGCTATGTTCTCTTGGAAACCAGTACTTAACAAACCATATATTCCTATAGAGGTAATTATAGAAAGAGTTACTAGAGCTACAGTTAAATATACTTTTAACCATCTATATGTTTTCTTCCAGGAATTGTGTAAATATGTTGCAATTGCAATTTTAGATACTTCTAAGAATGACCCCATTATAATTACGGGTATTGCAGCACCAACAAATACAATAGATAATCCAATAACACTATAATATGCTGCGGTAGCAGAAAGTCCTACTGCGCAAAATAATAGGAACCAAGGTAAAAAATTATTTTTCATAGTGGAAAAAATATGGAGCCCCTTTTGGGACTCCAAGTTATTTTAATTTATTTTACAAGCTTGTTAACATATCCAACAACTCTTGTTGAGGGAACATATCAAACTTATCTTTTCTCGTATTGGTATGTGTCCAAACACCCTTTACCTTACCATAATATGCATCTGCATTAAATAAGAAAGCGTCTGCTCCTTTTTCTTTAACCAATGCCGGTAAACCAGCTCTAATATCAATCCCATCTCTTTCTGCAATAAAATGCATCCAAAGTCTTAGTGATTCTATTTGAGCATCAGAATATCGGTGCCACGTCTTATAGCCTTTAAATGGTTTTGCCAATGTTACTATTTGATCTTTATGTGCAATAGTTCCAGCATATGTTTTACCATCCTTGATGTACCCAAAGTTATTTACTTCGATTCCCACTGAACAGTTATGCATGTGTTGGGATCCATTCTTTCCAAGATGCCAACCATATCCACCTTCTGGGAATGCTTGTACCATTACACCATCATATTGTGTATCATTGTTATTAACCTTTTGTCCGCCTAAAACAAACTCAGTTGCCACTCTTCCTCTAGTGTCTTTTCCCCAATTATCAATTGTTTTATAAGGGTTATTCCAACCAGCGGTGTGGTGTAAAAATAAGTATTCTTTTTTTGTTGGACCTTTTAAATATTCACCCTTTGGTAAGAAGTGTCTATTAATTATTAATCCATTTTCTGTTGTATAAAATCTTTCTGAATCATCAGTAGTAGCAAGCTCCATAGCATCCCAAGTTTCAGGACCTACAATACCATCAGCTGTTAATCCGTTTGAAGACTGCCAAGCTTTTACAGCTTTATCTGTACCTTTACCAAAGATACCATCAGCACCTATTTCTAAAAATTCCTGGAGTTCCTTAACTTCCTTGCCTTTTGAACCTATTTTTAATAACATTATTCTTCTGTTTTATCTTTTATTTTTTTATTGAAAATTTTATCAACTGATGCTAATCCTAAACATCCGAATGATAGCATAGCTACGGAATGGACTAATATATCAGCAGGTTTAACATCTTCTGGGGAAAAACTATTAGCAAACATAGTAATACAAAGAGTTAAACCAGAAATAATTCCAATAAATCGTTTTGAAGAGAAATTTCTTTTCTCGTCTTGGAATATTTGTGTAAAGAATTTTTTCATTATTTCTTATCAATAATAGACCATATAATACCTATAAATGTCATTGCACTACCAATAACTTCAGTAATTGCAGCTTCATCAGTTAATCCTTTCATTACTACAATACCCCCAATAAATGTTAAGGTATGTCTTACAATACCTAAAATTTGTTCTTTTTTCAATTTCATAATTTTTGTTTTTAATTAATTTATTATAAATATTAAAAAAAGAGGGTAATATTACACCCTCTTAAAATTAAATGAAAAATATTTTAAATATTAAAATTCAGCTTCAGCTGTTACTCTAATATTTGATATTTTAAAAGCACCATCACATACATTAGACCAATTTTTACAAGCTGGGTCATTATAGTTATACCACTCTTTTCCATTAATCTGGTATTGGTCTGGTGAATATCCTGACCAGTATGAAGATACTATCGACCATCCGCTTTCCATAGCATCACTTAAACCTGTAAGGTTATTAATGCTGCTATCGTTAGCTTTAGTGTGTGTTAAAAAGTCATACACTACAACACTATTGATACCTTGAGAATAAGTAACAGTCATGTTGGTATAAGCAGTATCAAATTCAATTACCATATCAAATGGTTTTGATGGATCAATTAAGGTTGAGTTGTTAACTCCATTTCCTGGGTTGGATAGATAATCTTGTTTCCAACAGTTATTTGTGTTTATTGAATTTAAATAAGAAAATTCTAAACTTTCTTTATTGGATGTATTGCTTGTACCTAAATGAATTGTAGTTTGGGAAAGTACATTTCCGTTAGTTTCCATAAAATCAATCTCATTACAATATGTAGAAGATCCACCAGCATCACAATACCCAGGACCACCATTTATCATATAAAAGGAGGCATTTACGAAATTTAAATTGTTCAAACCCGATAAATCTACAGTAGCCGTAATTTTAGTTACGTTTTTGTACTTTTTAATAGATTGAACTCTACCTTCTCTAAAATCAATTGACCCATCAGAGTTAATTGTAGGAAATAAACCACAATATTGACCTTGAACCCCAGTAAATGTGGGTGTAAAGGTTGGGGGTGTTGAAGTTGTTTTGTTAGTGCAACCAAATAACATTATAGCCGCAAATATTAATAATAATAGTTTTTTCATTGTTTGTTTTAATTTTAATTTTTATGCTGAACGATAAACCAAAAAGTCTTGTGCTGCGTTTTCACTATCAGGTCTTGCAATTTTCCATAAAGTAGATGCATCATCTTTTAGGAATACCGGACCACCCATAAACTCAATATGTCTAGTATTAGTACCTGCCCAACTAAAAGATGGACAAACATTAGAACAGAACCCTTCTCCAAACGTGCTAGTTATTTCATCATCTGACATTACGTCAAAATCACCTCTATCTAGATTACCTTCGTGCCACTTTTCAAAACCCCCACCATTATCATAGAAGTTTTTCATTTCAAGTTCACCAGGGAAATCGGGTTTACTGTTATTTGTTTTAGTCCATTCGTGATTTTCTCCATCACCTGTGGTAATACCCATAACAAAATAGTCACCAATTGTAACATGCCATTCATCCCATGATTTGGTTTCACCAGGTTTTAAAACACCATTTTTGGTGGGTTTATCATTTAATTTAGGTGACTCATAAAGAGCATACTCTACAGGTACCTGTGTTTTGTTTGTAATTTTTAATTCTACACTCATATTTGTTTATTTAAAGTTTAATTTATTATTTTTTTATATAAATACACGTATCCCCTTTTTCAAATCCTTTTTTATGTAAAAGATATTAAGATGTAGGTAAATACCCGCCTATCCTTCACAAGAAATGCAATCAGCTGTACGTTGAAGATTATCTCCTCTTAAAATACTTTCTGAGCGCATATAATACAAAGTTTTAATTCCTTCTTTCCAAGCTAATTTATGTACCTCACTAATATATTTTGGTGAATCTGATGGATCGAATGTTAAATTTAGTGAAATAGCTTGATCAATATGTTTTTGTCTAATACCATTTTGACGAATTATTTCATATGGGTTTATTTCTTTAAATGTTAAGAATATTTCTTTTTCTTCATCAGATAAAATATGATCAGGTAATCCCATTACGGAACCTTTATCTTTTGAAATTTGTTCCCAAATACTATCAATATTGTATCCTTTAGATTCAAGTAAACGCTCTAAGGTTGGGTTTTTCTTGATAAATGTACCTTTAGCTGTTTTCAAGTTAAATACATTTGCCGGGATTGGTTCAATTGAAGGAGAAACACCACCTGAAATGTTAGCATTTGATACAGTTGGTGCAATTGCTAAATGGTGAGTATGTCTTAAACCGGTTCCTTTACACCATTCTGGTTCTCCATATTCAATTGCTTGATCACGTGATGCTTTCAATGCTCCTTCTTCAATAAATTGAGACATGATTCGAGTGTATGAACTTGATTGTAAACCGGCAAACGGGATATTTTTTTCTTGTAAGAAAGTATGCCATCCTAAAACTCCAATACCAATTGCTCTACCTTTCATAGCTGAGCGGTATGTGTTTTCCATGAATTTAACATTTTTGGATCTATCAATAAATTCTTGTAATACTCCTTCCAAGAACCAACAAGTTAATTCAGGGATTGGTTCAATTGAAGGAGAAACACCACCTGAAATGTTAGCATTTGATACAGTTGGTGCAATTGCTAAATGGTGAGTATGTCTTAAACCGGTTCCTTTACACCATTCTGGTTCTCCATATTCAATTGCTTGATCACGTGATGCTTTCAATGCTCCTTCTTCAATAAATTGAGACATGATTCGAGTGTATGAACTTGATTGTAAACCGGCAAACGGGATATTTTTTTCTTGTAAGAAAGTATGCCATCCTAAAACTCCAATACCAATTGCTCTACCTTTCATAGCTGAGCGGTATGTGTTTTCCATGAATTTAACATTTTTGGATCTGTCAATAAATTCTTGTAGTACTCCCTCCAAGAACCAACAAGTTAATTCGGGTAAAGTCATACCATTTTCAAACTTATAGTCTTTCCATTCATCCCAACGGGCAACATTTAATGAAGATAAACAACAAATAAATGAGTGTAATGGATCTGTATAAAGTGCTATTTCAGAACAAATATTTGTCATTGAAACCTTTAAGTTATTGTTAATATATGCTTTTGGGTTTGCATTATTTACATTATCCTCAAACATAATATAAGGCTCACCTGTTTCTAAACGTGTTTTAAGAATTTCACCCCACAATTTTAGAGCACGTGGTTCTTTTTCCTCTAATTTATTCATAAAATCATCATCAATGACTACACATTGATGTAAGTTCAAACATTGTCTGTTTACATCTCCTTTTGGTCGACGAATCATCAAAAATTCTTCAATATCTGGGTGGTTAATATGTAAATTAACAGATGCTGCACCTCTTCTAACTGAACCTTGATTTGTTGCTAGGATAGTTGAATCATATATTTTTGCCCATGGAACTACACCTTCAGATACACCATTACCTGCAATTTCTTTACCTCTACCTCTAATTCTAGATACTCCAATTCCAACTCCACCACCTTGAGAGGATAAGCGCATCAATTCTGAATTTGCCATTGCAATTCCCTCAATAGAATCGTCTGTATCAATTCCAAAACATGAAATAGGCATACCTCTTTCTGTACCTAAATTGGATAAAACGGGTGATGCTAAACATAACCAATTTTTTTCTATTGCTTCATTGAAAAACGGGATTAAATCTTTACGTTTTAGTCTACGACCTGCTGCTTTACTTACTCGAGTAAATGCTTTAAATACATCCTCATGTGGTAAAAGATAACCTTGGGAAATGATGGAAATTCCTATTTCATCCATCCATTCAGGGAAGTTTTTACCCTTCACCCATTTACTTGTGTCTACGTTTAATTTGCTCATTTTTTGTTTTTATAAATCGCTCCAGTCAGCCGTTGATTTTGAATAATCTGTTACCCTTCCTGCAAAGAAATCTTGATGTGTTTTTCCACTTGTTAAATGCCCGAACCATTCCATTTGTTTTAATAGATTTGGATCGATATCATTATACAAAGGGTTATAACCTAATTCAATTAATTTTTGATTTGCACGCTCTTTAATGAAGTTTTTCAGTTGATCTATGTTCAAACCTTTAACTTCACCCATTTCAAATGCTCTATCAATAAAATCAAATTCCAATTTTACAGACAAATCACAGGCTTCATATATTTGGGCTTCCATTCCTTCATTTAATTCCGGCATCTCTTCCATCATTGTTCTGAATAACCAACATCCTGCTTTTGAGTGTAATGATTCATCTCTTACACTCCATTCTACAATCTGGCCTGTACCTTTCATTAGGTTACGCAATTGGAAAGACATTAAAATAGCAAATGAAGAAAATAAATTTACTCCTTCTGTAAACGCAGAAAATATAGCTAATGAGAGTGCTTTTTCACGTAATGTATCTCCTGGTAGTTCTACTAGGCGGTCAATTTTAGCTTTTGCTTCCTCATCTTCCATGAATGCCTCAAAATCATCTAAACCTAATTCCTCATTTAAACGAGCATAAGCCTCAGCATGTATTGATTCGAAATCAGCGAATACACACGCCATAGCTTTAATTTCATGTTTAGGGAACCATACCGCTACCTTTGTGGACCAGTAATCGTTAACGTACGTCTCAGTTTGAGCAAACGATTTTAAGATATTACCAATCAGATTTTTTTCTGATTCAGATAATTTTAATTTCCAATCGTTCAAGTCTGAAGATAATGGGACCTCATCTGCAAGCCAGTGGGCACGGTGTTGTTCTTTGTAAAATTCGAAGGCTGTTTGGTATTCGAATGGTTTGTAATGTGGTCTTAATTCTGTTATCATGTGTTTAATTCAAAAAATTTGTTACTTAACATTTTTATATCTAAATTATCAAAGTCATTTGGTTGTTGATTCTTCGGTGTTACTGTATCTGCTTCCTCATCGTAATGGTCTCCAATTGATATATGCCCATTTGAAGTGTTCACTTCTACTTGATAAGTTAAACCATCCATGCCATATCTGTTTTTCATAATGTGAAGCCTTCCAGTACCATTTACTTTATCTTCTTTCTTTCTTGATAATGAGAGAGACAAATCAGTAATCATCATTTTATCATAACTCCCCGCGGCTTTATCGCCTTCAATAATATCATCTTTAGCCCCTGCGCGATTTACTTGCGAAACTGACCAAATTGGTATATTTAATTCGCGAGCTAATCCTTTCGTGCTTGTATAAATATCATCAATCTCCCCCTTACGATCAGCTGTTTTCTTTTTTGTTGAAAGTAAATCAATATAATCTATTAGAATTAAATCTGGTTGAATTCCTAAATCTATTACTTTTTTAATGTGTGATTCTATAGTTTGGATTGTTGTTTTCCCCATAGGATATTCACGAATAATTAATTCTCCGGGTAGTTCCGCGGTTACTAATTCTACTTCAGCTTTATGGTTTTCTAGTTGATCTACTGGGGTTCCTGTGAAGAAGGCATCATATCTTCTTCCGGTATATGATTCACTTAATTCTAAAGTATAGTGAATAACATTATAACCCATCTTAACGGCATGGCCTCCTAAAGCAACTAATGTCCATGATTTTCCACCTCCAGGATTACCAAAAATCAATCCTAAATCTCCATTACCTAAACCACCTTGAACTAATTCATTAATCGGTCCCCAAGGAGTAGGTACAATCTTTCTATGATCTTCGCGGTAACGAGATTCTGTATCTTTTTTATACTCGTGTCCAATGTTTTTATCTTGTCCTGCTTTCATTGCGGATTCAATCATGTATTTGATTGAGTCATAATCTCCAGCTTTTAATAGATCTACACTACTTAATAGTGCTTTTTTCAATTGTTGATTTTTACAAAATGTTGAAAATTCTTCCTGAACATATTCTAAATCTTCTAGGTCTGCTCTGTAAGCTTCTCGTAATTGCTCTTTAACAGATACTTTAAGTACTTCATTGTCAAGTTTTTTCATCTCAACTTTTAAAATATCCATTGAGATAGTTGTGTGGTATTTTTCGTAATATCCTATAATCTCATTTATAACCCATTTATGGGAAGGATTTGAGAAATATTCATCACTTAATACATCGTTTATGTTTTGTAAAAATTCTTTATGTGTTAGTAAAGAAGAGATAACTTTCATTTGGAACGAAGGTCCATATTCATCAATTGATTGGAGTGTCAAAACTTTTATTTTTTAAATGATTAATAACTTTTATTTAAATGTAATAACTTATTGTTGGTTTTCCAACAACCCTTTAAAGATATCTTGAACCCAAAACTCAGTATTTCTGATTAAGTTTCCAAGTTGGTCTTCATTACACATTTCAACAAATTCCGAAGGGTAAAAGTTTAGATGTGTTTTTTCAACAAATTTGTCTATAAACATTTTATCTTTATCAGACATCATGGGATTAGATAAATCCATAACTCTATGTTTATCTTCTAATAAAGGTATATCATGTAATACTCTAGCATATATCACGTGTTCTTTTAGTTTAGTTTCAGCTATATCTACTAGATCATCAAGTGTGATGTCTTTTTCAGATATTTCAGGAAAACGTTTAAATAAACCTTTAGGTCCTAAACCTTTAATACCTGTTACACCATCTGAATTGTCTCCCATTAATAGTTTGTATAAAAGGAAATTGTGTGGGGTTACGTTGAATTTTTCTTTTACAGTATCGGTGGTGTAGTATTCTTTTTCAATTGGGCGGTAAACAATTACTTGCTCGCTTACCAACTGTAAATAGTCTTTATCGCTAGATACTATGAATACTCTATCCTCGGGTTTTGTAGGCAATGTATCGCTTAAATACGCGATAACATCATCTGCTTCTACTTGAGGGAGAGCTACTGTTTTAACAGGTAATGTTTGTAAATATTGGATAATTCTTGTTATTTGATCTACTTTAGAATCATCTTCCTCCTCCAAAGTATCAAACAACTCGTGTTTTGTTATTCGAGATACATTCCTGTTGGATTTATATTCGGGTATGATATTCTTTCTACTGTTAGAAGAACCAGGTCCATCAAATACCATATACACTTGTGTGGGTTGAATGGTACGGATTAAAGCTCCTAAAGATCGAAAAAATCCTCCTAAACCTCCAATATGGATCCCGTTTGAATTGACTGTATTAATGGCGCTAAAATTTCTAAAAAACAAATTTAACCCATCAATCAGTAAGTAGCGTTCTGAGGTAGGTGTTTCGTCTCCATGTTCTTGAACATTATCTAGGAGGTTTAAGAGGTCTTTCTTCATATTAATCTTCGTTATCAAATAAATCGTGGGTTGCTGTCTTTTCATCCCATTCACTGTTATCCTCTTGTACTGTAAAATTACCTTGTCCTAAAATACCAGCCCATTCATTAGAATATTTTTTCTTATATTTGTCTATTGCAGAAGGTTTATCGGCAATAAAACCATGGACTGTAGAAATAATAGTACCCATTGTTGTAATACCATTGATGTGATTTTTATCACAAGCAATTTTAGTACGTAATGCAAATTCTACTTTTTTCTTATCTCTAACAGCATTAATTTTAGAAGTTCCAGCATTTGTAACATTCCCAAATGTTAAACATAAGGACACATCATAATAAAATGTATCTCCACCTTTGTTTGTCATTCTTGGTTGTGACATAGGAGTTAATGCTGGTGCTACACCTACTTTGTTAACAATAAACAGAGTATTCGTGTATTTTGAGCTTTCCTTACGGGACATCACAATCTGTTGATTAATAAAGTTACCGAATTGAGTCGCGATCGCTCCTGCGTTCCACATTGGGTTGTTTTTCCCTTGATTAATGGACATATCGCATGGGATTGATCCTACTGAATCCCAAAGGAATAATAGATCATATGGTAGGTTTCCTTTTTTCTGTTCTGTTAATAAATCGATAACAAAGGCAGCAATATCTTCAATTGAATTTAAAGTACTTCTATCTCGGTAAATAAAGAAACCATTCTGGTCAATTATTTCACCTGTTTCTTCATCAACAACATCATCAATTTGAAAACCCATTGTTTTCCAGTGATTCCAATCGTGTTTCATCTCTGTAATAATCAATACAGGTAATATTCCCATTTTTTGAGCATTTGTTGCTACTTCAATGGTCATGGTAGATTTCCCAGTATTTGATTTTCCTCGAACCATTGAATTATGACCCATAGGAATACCAGGAATAGATAAAGCTTCTTGCAAAGCAGGGGAGAATGGAATCCACTGCTGATCTTTAAATTTAACATTAGATGCTAAACCTTTATTTGCTTTAAATTTGTCCAGACTAAAGGCGGCCTTCAATTCTTTTCCAGCCGCCTCAGTTAGTGATTTTCTAGTTGGTTTTTCTTGTTTTGCCATGGTCTAAATTAAAATGGCAAATCATCTTCTTCAAATAAATCATCAAACGCTTCTGCTTTAGATTTTTTAGCAGCCGGTTTAGCGGATAAACTGTAGTTTGATACTGGGGTTTCAATTTTAATTGGTGTTGCTTCATCTTCCTCTTCACCTTCAGGAGTTAACCATTCTTGCAATGCTGCTTTGATATCATCAAAAGGTAACATTTTGTAAGATTCTTTTGGATTAACTTGATCATCTAACCATAATTCCAATTCTTTATCATCCTCAGATAAAACTGATACTTTCATTGATGGTTGGATTAGTGTTTTGTTGTAAGCGGTTCCTGTAGATTCAGGTCCTACTGTAACTAATTTAATATCACGTCCCATCATAATATCTGTAAAATCTCCTACTTCCTCATCAGCAGCCATTTGTAAAAATGCTTCGTAAATTTCTTTACCAAATTCCCACATATGTACTCCTTCAGATTCTTGTCCACGAATGATTACGGGAGCAAATATACGAGTTTTAGGATCCAATTTTTTAGCCAAACGCCAGTTTTCCTTATCGTTTGTACCTCTTAATTGTTTTGCGAACTCAGCAATTGGGTCTTTTTCACTCCAATTTAATGGAGAAGCAATTACTTTTTTACTACCAATTCCATAATAGAATTTCATTTCCGTGAAAGGATATTCTTTGTTGTATTTGAAAGGAACAACACGAATTGTTTGTTTACCAATAGAAGGTTTGAACTTCTTGGTTTGATTAATTAATCCACCACCTCCAGAAGGTTTGGATTGCATAGATTCAAGTTTTTTCTTGATTGCATCTAGATTCATAATATATAACTATTTTATTGTTTACAACTTTAATATAATAACCTTTATTTAATACTCCAACTATAATTCAATGATTTTATAAATCTTTGTATTTAATTGCTTAATTTCATTGTGTTGGGTCAATAATATACAATTTCTATAATGCTGCCATTCCACTGGGAATTTGGTATCAACAGCACCACCATTTAATTTTTTAATTAACTCGTTTAAAGCATTAATTGTATATAGGGTATTTGATTCTTTCTTTCTATGTACTAGAATAGTATTTTCAGGAATATCATTTACATTTCCTTGATCCACATTATATGTTACAACATATTCATTGTTACTCTTGACATGCAATACAAACATCTTGTTATACATTATATCGTATTTATGAGATAGCCCATCAATAAGTGAATCCAATTCATTTAGAGGGGTAAAAGTACAAAAAAGTCTGTTATTCATTAAGAGGGAATCAAATGTAAAATCATAATCATATTGATCATACATATGAGGGGGGTGTTCAAGAGTATTGTTCATAACTTATTTTATATTGGCATAATTAGTGCCTTTTTTAACTTTGAATTGAAAATTCCTATTATTGATCACTTGTGCTATTTGTTTTAATACATCTTTTTCTTCCTCATCCACATCAAACAAAAACGAATCATACACATATAATACGAGTTTTGTTTTTTTACCTCGTAATATTTTAAATATTTCGTATAATATACAAACGTTATTTGCGGTCTCCAAGTTTTGAAGTACGTAATTTAAAAGTTTTTGTGGATTCATGTCCTCCAGTTTATCTCTATAAAATTTGTGTCCTGAAATGGGGCATTCAATGAATCCTCCATATTGGTATTCATCCCACAAACTATCCGTATATGCTATTACCTTTTGAAAAAATGGAAGATTTTGGTATTCTTTCCATACTCCACCGTAAATTTGTTTAAACGTAATCTCTTTGGCTTTGGCATACCCCACTCCATACATTTTAGCAAAACTTCCATGCACATCATCACTATCAAAAGTATAATCCAATAAATTGGCAATAATACAAGGATGGTAAGCAGAAATGTCCATTTCAACAAAAATGTCATTCCTCGGTATAAAACATTCTCTTTCTCCATTATTTTTATCTAAAGCTGAAAAATTAATGCCTCCAAATGCGTTTGAAGGTCTTGTGGTTAATGTATTTAAATTATATTGCGTGTATATCAACTCGTTGGCTTCTTTGTTGAAGTACTGCTCGAACAGTGTTTGATCCACTTTTATACCCGCTTGTTCGAGTTGATTGAACACCAATGCTGCTTTGTTGTAAAACGGGTTGTACTCCATTTTATAGTTAAAGTAGTTTTGCTCACATACCTCATAGTGTTTCACGATAGGTACAATAGTGTTTAAATTTTGTATCTCCGGATACCTATTATACAATTGGTGGTGAGCTTGTGTTAATTGAGGTATATACGTATATGGGGACGGGGATGGGTGGTAGCTGTTTTTGATCGGGAAGTAATGTAAAAACTCTTTTCTATCCCTTACATATATTTTTCCAAAACTGTTTAATACTCTTTCTATCTCCTCTAATTCAAAATTTATTGTCTCGCTATGGTTTATTGCTATTATATATCCTTTAGTATCTTTTAGTGGTTTAAAATATATAGCACATACACTATTCTCAACCGGATGTAAGTTGTGAGAACAAGGAATCACATCAACATAAACCTCGGAGTGTTTAATTTGACAGATCGTTTCTATATGTTTAATATCTTCTATAAGCCAATACATGCTCTAAAGATATGAACTATATTTTAAGATTCCAAGTAATATTTTGTGTAATTGTCCTTAAAGTATTGAGAGAAACCGTACCATTTCAAGTTTTGCTCTATTGATAGAACTGTTCCCTTATTTGAGCTATAAACTAGTTCTTTGTTGCCTTTTAAAGTCCATAGAATTTTAACAGGATTGTATAAATCCCATGCTATTTTAGAATCTTTAGCATTTAATTTTTGATATGTGTCTTTATCAGTTTCTAAATATCTTAATTCGTTTGATTTTTTAGCAAAATATCTATAAAATTGTCCATTTTGGTTATCCTGAGTTGATGGGAGGGGGGTGTTGAAAGTTGGGGTGTTTCTGTTAATACTGTTATTAGAATTTAAATATTGGGTATTGGAATCGGAGGTTTCTGGGTATGATTCGTAAGGGATGTTTAAAATTACTATTTCTTTTTCTGGAAATGTTCCATCAATACCTATTTCTTCTATTGGGAAAGGGGATTGAGTTGTAAGTAGATTATTAGGACCATCTTCGGGTGTTTTTCCAGTATATTTATTTCCATTGGAAACTTGGTAGTAGTGTCCTTTATATATTTCTTGGGTTGTAGATATTACAAATTCATCCCCATTAGTATATAGGTTTGTTTTTATTTGAGATTTAGGATAGTATGACATTTTAATTTGAGTCTACATTAGCGTGTATATGTGGTGGGTTGTGCCATAAAATACCACCAAACCCAGCTACTTCTAAGGCGTCTATGACTAAATTATCTTTATCTACGGTTGATGATCTAAGATCTATTGCTAACCCTCTCGTATGAGTTGTTTCCCAACTTCTATTATAGCTACTACTTGAGTTAATAGTTTTTCCTTGATGAAAGCTATCATTACCTGCAGTAATTAAAACTGGGATTACAGAGGAGTATTTTGGTTTTAGTAGTTCTTTTTGGAGTTTTTGAAGTGCATTGTATAAGGCGGAACTAATATCACCCCCATTTCCTAATTGCCCCCCTACTGTTCCTCCAAATTTATCTCTACCGGGTTTTATACTTATTGTTCTTGTTGCTTGGGAGTTGTTCCAATTAACAAACTTTACTACTTTAGAAGCAGGATTTGAATTACCTGCTCTAATTACAAAATTATTAAAGCCTGCTCCTAATTGAGTACTATATAAACGTAAATAATTTTGTTTAGTTGCAACATCAGGGACTATAATTGGTTTAGAATTTGTTTTTGGGTTCCTCATTAATGTTGAATAGGTATTTACTTTTCTTCTACCATGACTAGTTCCACCACTTCCTCTTCCACCTCCACTAGGAGTAGGACCTACATTTGCTATGGATGTTGTAATTGCGGATGTGGGTATTGTTATAATTGATTGTTTGCCTGTTTTAGGCATTGCCGTAGTTTCTATAGATGTTTCCCAATCATTATTTGATAAACGATGAGAAATACCAGTAACTATTAAATCCATATATTTACCATATGCTTTAGGTAAAAACTCAGTATTAACTTGTAATTTATTATATATTCGTATGCCAGAAATACCATCTATTTTTATACTCATTTTAAATGGAATAAAACCAACGGTGCCTCCTGAATTTTCACCATTATTTTGTGAAAGTAAATATTTATAATATTCAGTTCCAATTGATATATTACTTGCTATAAGATCATCAACTAATTTTAAAGATCCACCTGATAGACCATTTAAACCGTATCTACTAATATAACCACCCCCACTTGCAATTTTAGTTACATAGTTAACCTCGGCTTCATCAGGGGTAACGGTTCGTTGGAGTGCTGTTGAACTATCACCAGGAGTAAAATCTTCTTTATATCTATCTCTTAATCCGTCATTCCATTTAGAGAATGCTGTTGCTTCTGTTCCTTTAACATATCCCCCAGCAGTAGCTCCTATAGTAATCATAGTAGCATATTCGGGAGTTATTGCTGTTTTCAAATCAAAATTTCTAACGAAATTAGAGTTATATTGAGTTCCTGTTTTATCATATCCGTATATTTGGAGAATATAAGGTGTTTGGGAGGGATTTCCGGAATATCCCGGGATAGGTGTTGTATCTATAATTTTAAGGGTGTTTGAATTTTCATCTATTACAGGTTCTAAATTATTTATTCCTCCTAAAGCTTTATTTACTCCAGTACAAATATTAGAAATTAATTCAAAAATACTAACATCTCCTCTACTATCAGGTTTTAAACTTTCTAAAACAAATTTAAAATTTAAATAAATATTCATAGGATAAGCAGCATTTGTATTTAAACTTACTCCATTGTCTTTTTCTCTAAAAAGTCTTAACTCATGAAATATATCAGTATTTCCACCATTAGTAACAAAATTAGAATTTCGAACGATACATACCCTTGGATCTAATGAAAATTGATTAGGAAGTGAATACATATGGTTATCCCATTCATCATAATCTATATCAAACATTTTTGGGTTGCTGTCATGGGTGGCTCCAATGTCAATTCGAGGGGTAATATTGTTAGAAATATATTCTAAAAGATATCCAAATTTAATATAATACTCGGGGGATTTAGTGTCTAAAACGAATGCAGATTTAATGGGGGCGTATGCAATTGGGTTGTCAATTGTGGTGGTGGTGGTGGTTCTTGATCTTATTACTTTCAAACTACCAGGAACGGCAGATGGTACTAGAGCCTTCCAATCCGCCTCCAATTTTTCTTGGAAATTTTGTAATATGTCGGGAGTGGAATCAAGTTCTAGTTGGGTAAAGGTTTTTTCGATTTTGGTGCCTGGGGGAGTGCCGAGATAAGAGGGTGCGGTAGAGTCTGTATTTTTGTGGTATGTTGTTTCGATGGTGTATCCCATCCCATAACCTGAAAGATTTCCGTTAGATACAATTTTGGTGGTTGTCCATTTGACGGTAAATTTATATGCATGGGTTGCACTAGTAAGAGCTACACTACTACCTTGGGTTGGTTTTAGGAAATTACCTAATTTAAAACCTGTTGGGGTAGGGGAAACAGCAGGAACAATATTAATTGGGTTTCCACGGATCCCGTTATTTCTGTTATCATCATCTATATATTTCCAGGTGAATAGCATAGATGATATAAGATTTGCATCTTTATTATCTTCTATAATATTTATTCCACTAGAAGGGGTACTTGAAGATCCGGATGTTGGTGGTACAATTACGGTGCCAAGGAACTTTATCATCTCTAAAGAAGGAGAAATGTTACTTTTAAGAGATTCGATTACATCTCCTAAACTTATAATGGTTAATTCTATATCATACGTTCCATCAGGGTTGAATGACCATTGAAAATTGGAGATTTTACCAAATAAAGCATCATAATTTCCAAAAGAATCTGCTCGTTTTTTTTCAATAGGATCTAACATATCTAAATATGAACCTTTTGAAAATGTTTTGAAAAACATTTCCTCCATAAGAGTATTATGAATTATTTCTTTTTTAATTCCATCAGGAGTATAAAAGGCATTTCCCCACTCAAGTAAAACAGTATATCCTAAACGCAAATATAACAATTCAATTATATCAAATTGAGATCTATCGTTTGCTTTTAATTTAACTGTTGCTTTTTTAAGTGAACCTCTATTTAATGTTTTCACATCTACACTCTCTATACCGGCCATTGGGGAAAAACCGAAAGATTTATCATAGGTATAAGAGCTATTTGATTGTCTTGGGAGAAAACCTTCTCTTTGGATGGTTTTTTGATTTTCTAGTTTAGAAGTACCACCGAAAAGAATATTATCTTTAGCTAAATCCATTCCCGCACTATATTCTGACTTAAGACCTATATCGTCTAATCTTGCAGTACTTACGGATATACCCGATCCCAATTTTACCCAAGAGGTGTTGGAGGTTAGTAAATTGATTTCGTTGTCTGTTCTATTAGAATTAGCTCCACTTCCATTTACAAATTGTCTAGCTTCTATTTGACCCGCTAAATAACCGTCTAATGGTTCTCCAATAACATTTGCCATAGCTTTTTTATATTTAATTATTTAATATCTCATATTGCAATAATATGTTTGATATTTGATTTGGTGAGGGTACTCTAATTTGAGTACCTGTTGTTGGATATAGAGATGCGGAGTCTTGGTTTGGGTTTGCTCTGTTAATAATCCACCAATAATCGGGGTTATTATAAAACTGCAAAGACAAAACATCATATCTATCACCTTGTGTAGTATATAAATAAATATCTTGAGAATCAAGGGGAATTGAAGGATATTTTACATTTGTAAACCTTCTTTTTGGATTCTCGATCGTTTGGATAATATTAATTTGTGAATATCTAGACATTTTATGGTATAATTTGAATAATATTAAGAGATGGATCAGAAACACCATATGCTGCTGGTGTTAGAGGTGGTGGCGTGGCAGATTCCAATAAATCAATTTTACTAAGTGGTTTTAGGGGAATTAGTTGAGGTTTTATAGTAGGAAGTTTTTCTATATCTAATGGGTCAGAAGTTCCTTGATTTTTTGGATCAATATATTTTTTATTTCTTGGGTTTAGAAGTTGAACAACTC